ACGAGCTCGTCCGTTTCGTCAAACGCAAAGTCGCGGCGTTCAAGTTCCATCTGGCGTGTCCTCCTGCTCGGCCTGGTCTTCGGCATCGTCCTCGGGGCTTGTCTCGTCTTCCACTGCTGGCGGCTCTGGCGTCGGCGCCGGTGCAGCCGGCTCGCCTGCCTTGTCGAGCGTGGTCATGTTCAACTGAACAAAGTGCTTGTCACCTTCCGGCCCGATCGGGTTGAGGTTCTCAAGCTCGCGGATCTCGTTCACGCTCATCCAGCCGTTCTGCAGGGCCGAGACGTAGTACGCCGAGCGGCTCGCGTGGTCGCCTCGCAGCAGGCCCGTCACGCTGTGCTCTGCGAAGTACCGCTCATCATCCACAATCAGATCGCGGGCAATGGCAGCTTCCCACCGCTTGAGGTGCGGCATCAAGCAATACTGCACCATCTCCGTCGATTGAGTTTCTATGTTTGAAAAACTTGACCGCGTCAGGTCTTGAATCATGTGCGGGGGCACACGGAACGCCCGGCAGATTTCAATCACCTGATATTGGCGAGTCTCAAGGAACTGGGCGGCCTCGTTGCTGCCGCTGAGCTCGTGAGCCTTCACGCCGTTAGGCAGCACGGCGGTACGAAACGCACGGTCGCTGGCCACGGTGCATCCGCTCCCACTGTTCACGCAGACGCTCGGCCGCTTCGGCCGGAATCGGGTTGTCGCTCTCCAGCACGATGCCGGGCCTGGCACCGTTGCCGAAGTACGTGCTGCCATGAGCCTCTAACGCTTGAGCCAGCCCGATTGCGTTCTGGAAAATCCTGTACGTCGGCACCGGCGTCACGCCATCCTCGGTCGTGAATCGCAGGCAGAATATCTGCTCCTGGCTGTAGATCGTCTCGCGCCCGCTTGGCTCGCGGTACTTGTACCGCACGCTGCCGTTCTCAAGCCGCTCGGGCGTCATCCGGCTCGAGTGCAGCGGCCACAGCTCAGAGACTGCGCCACGAGCACCAGGGCGAATCTCGGCGTAGCTCGCACCGTAGTGGAGATACATGCCGGTCATCCAATCGCGGAACTCTTGGGCCGTCTGCCACGGATTGGGCTGCATGTGCAGCAGGCGATAGATGGGGTGGCTCGTGGCTTTCGCCTTGCCGCCGTTGGCCATCCGCTCAAAGACGTGAAGCGGAAGCGAAGAGACGGCATCGGAGATGACGCGAATGCAGGCCGTGTAGGCCGAGCACGCCATGGAGTTGTCGGCCGTGACGCGAATGCCGGAGGGCGTGCGGCTGCTCGACACGTCGGGCCAATCAATGCCGCGAAGCTCAAGCATGCGGTGGTCGGCGAGAACTTCGCTCATAGCGTGATGATGTCCCAGGATTGTTCGGCGGCCTTCTTGATGCTGTTCTGCTCCCACCCGCCCAGGGCGAAGATCAAAGCCACAATGCCGTCGATGCGGCACGTGCTTTTCTTCTTGACTGGCCGAATGTCCTCAAAGGCCCCCGTCTCAACCGTGACGCCTGCTGCCATCCACGAAAGCACGGGGTTGCCTGCGTGGCGAATCCGCTGCTGTAGCACCAGGCTCTCCAGCAACTTGGTAGGGCTGCTCATGGAGCGGAAACCCTGCCCAAATGATTCCACAGTTAGCCCCGCTCCTTGCAGTTCCACGCCGAGCTGCACCGCCCCTGTCATGTCCATCAGCACCCGCTCGACTTGGTGCGACTGGGCGTACTTCAGCACGTATTCGCGGATCACGGCGTGGTCGATCACGTTGCCGCTGGTTGCCGTGATGTAGCCGGAATCCACCCAGTGTTGGAACGGCTGGCGGTCTGTTCGCTCGCGTTCCATGATGAGGTCACGCGGGCTGAACAGCATGGCGTCAACGTCGAACGTGCCATCCTCGTGCGGAAACAGGGCGACGACGGCCGACAAGTCCGTGCTCTTGCTTAAGTCCATGCCGATGATGCACGGGCGGCCCGACAGCGGCACGACCGGAGGCAACGCACACGCAGCCCACTTGTCGGGATCTAGGAACCGATTGCTTGTCTCTGTCCAAATGCCAAGCGAATACCTAAGCCACCCGTTGAGCTTTGTTGCCTTATTGCGGGCCTCTGTGGCGTCTGCCGCAAACGACTCCTCGGTCATCGTTACGCCCATGCCAGGGTTGCATCGACGCCAGACTTTCGGGGAGAAGTAGTCGTCCACGTCCTTCTTTGCGGCCCAGATGCGGCCGTAAAAGCGAGGATCGTAGGCAGGGTCCGCAATCACCTGCTCGGCGTACTCGTGCTGTTCCCAGCAGATTGATTGCCTGTCGCTGCCGGCCGTGGTGATGGTGCAGATCAGAGGCTGCGGCCTGGAGCGGCCCGAGTACCGGAGAGCTTCCCAAAGTTTTCTGTCGGGCTGAGCGTGCAGCTCGTCGAAGAACACGAACGAATAGGACGGGCCTTCGGCCGATCCAGCATCACGAGAGATGACACGCAGGCTGCTGTTGTTGCTGCGATTAAGGATCGTCTTGCGACTGTCGATTACCTCGAGTACGCCACGCAGCTCGGGCGACCCAAGGATCATCTTGGCCGTTTCGTCGTAGATGATGGCGGCCTGATTGCGGTCCTTGGCGGCGATACAGCCCAGCTCGCCGACGCCTTCCATCACAAGATGCCAGATGGCAAGGCACGACAGCAGCGTGCTCTTGGCGTTTTTCTTGGGAACCTCAAAGTATGCGACGCGATACCGCCGCAGATTGTCCTTGTCCTTCCACCCGTACAGCGGCCGGATCACTTCGTCCTTGTGCCAGTCGAGTAACCGCACCGGCTCGCCGGCCTTGGCGGTTGCGCCGTCCTTGGTGTGAACGCAGACGCCTTCAAGAAACTCAATCACGAGTTCCGGGTCGGCAGGGTCGTAGTGAAACCCGTCAACCCACTCACGCCTTCGTGCGGCGGGCAAGGAACTTGGAGAGCGTGCTTTCTTCCTTGGCATCCGGCTCAACCTTGAGGCTGGTTCTGGCCGCCGGCGACAGGCCAAAGTCGCTCTCTAACTGGCGAAGTTGCATCGCTAACTTGTTCGCTATCGATACCTCGGGCCTCTGTGCGATGTACTTTATCTCGCCTTTGTCGTTCAAAATCGGGTATGTGTCGCCCTCTTTCTTGAGTTTGGCACGGGTTGCAAGCCACCACTCGTAGGTGTCGCAGTACCTAGCGAGGGCTTCGATGTCGGCCCGCGTCATGACTCGCACCGCCTGGAGGAGCGGTAGCAACTCGGTCCACTTGGAAGCGGCCACTTCGCCAAGGTGCGAAGGCATTACGACGCCATCGCAAGGTGGCGCAGGCTCTTCGCCATCTACGCTCCTGCGACCAGGGTTGCCGCGCAGTATCTTGAGCTTTGTTGGCGTCGGCCTCGGGCCCCGCTTTCCCATCTATGCACCGACCCTTCTAAGTCCAGCCTAATTTGGCCCCAACTCCTAGTTCGTTTCTTATTGTTGCATCTACGACACAGGCACTGTGAGTTCGGGAACACATTTCCTGGGCTGCCCTTGGTTGTCAGAGCGACCATGTGATCGTGTTCTGCTGCGTTCCATAGCGGCTTGCGGTTCCTGCCGTTGTGCTGTTTTGAGCATTTCACGCAGCACATCTGGCACGTCCAGTTGTCTCTTTCGCAAACAGCCTCTCTTGTGCATTCGGGGTCATCCGGAACACCTAAGACTTTGCATTTCTTTCGCACAGAGGTTGCAAGAGCCCTGCGAGATGCCCGCGAAATCTCTACTGCGGTGCTCTTGCGTGCGGGGCGACCATTTCCCCACCTGTGATCATAGAAACAATCACGGCAGCAGTACTTTCCATAATCTCGCCCCAGAAGTTTTTCTCTGGCAGTAGATCTTCTTCCAAATCGTTTGCGGCATTTTGGATTTTGGCAGACAGGCCGAGAATCTTGTTTGTGCTGCAAGCGGCATTCGGTGCTACAAAACCGCTTGCCTTGGTCGATCTCGGACTGCACAGCTTCAAACTTCGCGCCGCATTTTTGTCTGATGCATGTCGCAAACACGCGGCGGCGGCTGGCTTTGCGATAACAGCTTGGAGAGCAGTACGGTTGACGTTTGCGGCAGGACATAAAGGCAACGCCGCATTGCTGGCACTTGTGGGTATGGTGCCCTTCTCCTTTGCCGGGACGTTTACGGCAGGCCAGCCTTTTGGACTCAGCGAGTATGCCGCATTGACGGCAACGCTTTGGCTTCCTGCCTCGCTGCCCATTCCGTTGTATTTCTCGTCCGCAATCGCAGCATGTAAGTGACATGCCCCCAGAATGCGGAGCATGTCAAACAAAACGACCTACCCCCTAACAAAAACTTGCACACGCACTTTTACGTG